CTTCGTACATAACTTGCCACATCTTTGCTTGTTTATTAAAGTCACTTATATCTTGTGGTTCTTTTTTTGCGTCATTTAAAAATTGTGATCTGTATGGTTTGCCAGCAGTTAATTTTCTAACTAGTTCTAAAGGTGCCTTACCTAATCTTGCAGCCTCACCTTTACCCGTACCTTCTATTTTTAAATTAGATAACCTTGATGTTGTATTGCCTTTAACTTGAAACTTTGCTATTTCTGTACCTCTAATACCTAAAGTCAATACAGAATCTTGTGTTGTAAAACCAGCATTCTTTTTTATACCATATGTAGATAGATCAAACTTAACTTTTAAAAGTTTGTAATCAAACTCACCTTTTTTATTTTCTACTGCTTTAAAAAACTTATCATCTAAATTAACTTCTTGGTACTTTGCTTGATTGCCTGAAATTAATTTTAAAGAAAGACCTATAACTTTTCTTTCTTTGTATAACTTTCTCATTATCTGATTAAGTTCTTCTATAGTTTGTGTGCCTTTAGGTCCTTCTATTTCTTTTAATATGATTTGTCTATTGACTTCTTTTTTATCAATCAACCATATATCAGCAGGATTGTATGAGTCTTTATTTGATATGCTAAAATAATCTCTAATCGTTTTCATAAACCACATCATAAAACCATCTTTATCATCTCTATCAAAGACGGTAAATTTTGCGTTAGAAAACTCTCTTAATATTCTTTCGTTTTGTTTAACAAAAGTTTCAAACCAGTTTTTTTCTATCTTTTGTGAAAAGGGTATCTTGTAATGAAATAATTGTTTTTTGTCTTTAACAAATATTTCTTTTAGTTCTTTTACGGTATCTTTATCGTTAACTATATCTTTTACTGAATTAAATTTTTTATTATTTTGAAATGATTGCTTACAGATAGCGGCAGTAGCCTTCTCCTGCATTGCTGTAAATTCAGCGTCTTTTACGTTAATACCATTTAGAATTGCCATACATATATTTATGCACGGCTTCTACCTCTAGTTCTAGCAGGAGAATTATAATTTGTTTTACCTTGATCTAACATCTTCTCTTTTTCACCTCTACAATCAAAGAAAGGTGGGAACCCGAATATGCCAAACGTTTTGGATTTATTCTGAAACTTTGTTAACTGCTTAACATCTTCCTCAAAGAAAGACTCTTTTAACACAAGTTTACTAGGCATTTCAACGCAACGCCAAAGTATTTCATTTTTTACTTTGACCATTTCAGTTTTATAGTATATTGATGGTTTTCTTTTTCTCATATTTTAAAATCCGAAAATTTATCATAAACCTCAGCAGATTGTGGGCCTGATGGTTTTTCAATCTTCTCCTTACTTTCTTGGTTACTATCTACAATCTGTTGAGCAGATTGTTCTACATCATACAATCTCATCTTACTTCTATCTACACCTATTATAAATGCACGATTGACAGCAGGATCATTATAACGATTCTTTAATTGTTTAACTTTGATTTGACCTAGTTCTTCTAATTCTTCATTTGATATTAGAGCAAACATAAAGTCAGCAGTTGCAGGAAGACCAAATGATTCTGAAGTATCTTCAAGTCCTACGTCACTTGATAGATAACCAGTTCTAGTTGTTTGTGTAGCAGATACAATAGGTACATTATATTGTACTGCAAGACCTCTTAATTCTTCAGCGATAGATTTAACCATAGTATAGGAGTTAATATTGCCACCTTTAAATCTACTACTAGTACATATATTCAAATAATCAATGAATATTAAATCAGGTTTAAATGCTTTCTTTAGGGCAAGTTCATCTAGCAAAGATTTAAAATGACCTGCGTGAGCAGACGCCGTAGGATATTCTTTGATAATTAATTGACCATTGGTTTTGTTTTGCATTTTAGATGTTTTATTATCGTATATTTCTTTTGGCATTTCATAAAGATCATCAATAGTTACATCTAATAAGTTAGCGTCAATCCTTTCTGCGATACGTTCTTCAGCCATTTCTAAAGTTATATACAATACATTTTTACCTTCCGATATAACACTACTTGCAACATGACACATAAACAAAGATTTACCAACACCTGTGCCTGCAAGAGCAATGTTTAAAGTTTTAGGTGGTAGGCCACCTTTTGTAATTCTATTGAAGTATGAAAGATCAAACTTTAATCTTGCTTCAGTTCTATGGTAATATTCAAATCGGTCCTCTGCCTGATTTAGATAATCATGCCCTATATGTCTATCAAACGAAACGCCAAGCGCTTCTGATAGGATACTAGGTATCGCTTCTGGTGTATGTTTCTTATCTTTACCATCTATGATTTTGATACCTTGTAATACTGCATTATACACAGCACGATCTTTACAAAACTTTTCTGTTGTATCTAACAACCATTGTTGTTCAACTTCTTCATGTTGTAAACTGTTTAATAATAATTTTGTATTTTTAAATTCGTCTTCGGTAAGAGTCTTATCGTTTGACAATTCAATTTCAATTGCTTCTTTTGTAGGGAGATTATTATACTTGACAACAAAATCACTTATGATATTAAATATAGTAACCTCATCTCTATTTCTAAAGAAGTCAGGTTTAATAAATGGTAATGTTTTTCTTGTAAAGTCTTCGTTAAAAACTAGGTTGGATAAAAGTGTCTTCTCAAACATAATGTAGATAACTCCCTATAATATACTTTGGTTGATTGATTGGTTTCTGTCCTGCGTGTCTAAATGTCCACAATGGTGGGAATACGAGCACCTTACCTGCCTCTGGTTTAACTGATATATCATAATCAGGAAATGTTGTTTCGCCGCCATCATTGTTATTTAAATACATAAAAAAAACTAAAAATCTTCTAGCACTATTATAGTTAGTCACATCTACATGTGTTTGGAATTCATCTTCATTGTTAGGTTCATACTTCTTAAATCTTATCTGTTCAAAGCCAAACTTTTCTGGCCATTGTTTTAATGAGTCTATATTAACATCTTTTACATATTTGTCAACAACCTGTCTTAATTTAGGAAAGATTAAATCTGAATACTCTTTCCAGTCTGAAAACATGTTAAGATTAATTTCTGTAAATGACATATGACCTTTTAAATTTGTTTTGGATTGTTGATGTTGCGAATCTTCAAACTTATCTATAAGGTGTTGACATTGATCCTTTTTAAGTACATTTTTATATGTACATATGTAATCACTTTTGAAACTTAATTTGACCATTCTCTAATTGTTTTTCTACGACCTCTATTAATATATCACCTATGTAATTTCTAAAATCTTCACTTGTAGTATCAACATCATTAGGATTCTTCTTAATATCATAATCAAACTTTAAAGGCAACTCACCTTGAGCATTTTCTTCCGAGGCAAACTTTACATGACCATATGTGTATATGATGTCTTTATAAGGGCCCTCTACAATCTTTATACAACTATAATCATCAACATCACGTTGAGCAAAGACGTATCTATTCTGTGCCATAGAGGAATTCTTTTTTGGCTGCCTCGTCAATTTGAGCGAGAACATCTTTAGTAAAGAATTTATCAGGTTCATTATTGATAGTTTTAGCATATTGTTTTGATCCATCAGGTAGTTCTATTCTTGTTGATACTGATTTAAATATGTTATGTTTGATAGCAAGTTCTAATAACCCATAGTACTTATCAAGGCCATCTTTGTATGTTAATCTTACATCAATTATAGCATTTTCTTTTGTCAACCTTGACTTGTAATTTTTACAATGAATAATATTACCAATGATTTCTTTGCCATCTTTCTCTTTACGTTTAGATAGATATACTATATTACTTGCAGCGTATTTAAGGCCAGAGCCACCACCCATCTCCTTTTGAGGAAACATAGAACCAATTACATCATATGTATGATTGGTCATAATCATAGGTACTTTTGCTTTGCCAAGTTTTAAAGTTAATACTCTAAATGCAGCTTTTACAATCTGCGATCTAGTCATATCTCTTGTTTCTTTACCTTCGGCAGTATCTTCCATTTCTTTTGTAGTAGATAACATTCCTAAACTATCTAAAACAAACATAATAGGTTTTTTACTTTTCTCGTCTTGTTCTATATATTTGTCAATCACTTTAATTGATTGATGTCTAAACTCTTGTACTGTGGCAACTGGTACAATAACCATTCTGCTACTGTCTATACCACGACTTTCAACTAATTCTTTTGTTAAGGCACTTTCTGATTCAAAGTAAATCACACCTGCGTCTTTGTTTTTTTCTAAAAATGCTTTTACTATTCCTAATGCAAAGAAAGTTTTACCTGTTGCAGCTTCACCTGCAATTGCTGTAATTTTATTTGATGGCATACCACCATAGATTGATCCTGATAGTAAAGCATTTAGGGCGTGAGAACCTGTGTCAATAAACGAATCAACGTCACCTGCTTCTACACCCTCACTTACTAGTGTGGCATATTCATTACCAGTTTCTTTTATTATGTCTTTTAAAAAATCACTCATATTAATTCTCCTTATTAATTCTCCTTAATTGTATCTATTATATCATATTTGTGTTTATTGTCAAGCGTCATTAACCTTACAATTGATCTGACAAGCAACAGGTGCTGTATCAGGATTCTTCCAACTATCTGGCAAAATTTTAGTAAACCATTCATTATTTAATATGTTTTTCAACGTATGATTCTTTAAGTTATTTTCATCAAAATTGTATTTACTTATTACTGGATCATTTGCCCAATCAGTTCTAAAATGATTTGTTGGAAAATCTTCTTTTAGATAACAACATTGAAAGACTTGACCATCAGGATTAATCATACATCTTTTTAATTCTTTCCATTTACATATAATTTTTGACATG